CTCATTTAGGTACGTGTTACTACTAAACTGAAAATCACCGGGAGCAAACGCAATATCACTCCATTGTGACGTTGCGGAATACTCTCCATCAATATACTTGTATCTGTAAGCAAACGATATGAATCGATCCTCAAGGTAATTGTTATCATCACCTTGCTTTATCAATTGAATAGTTGGAGACTCAGTAGGTGGTCGCTTAATAACAAGCAAAGACTCTCTAAGAATCTCAGCAGCAGATGTACCTCCCGCATCAATATTAGTAATTGAATCAGGAGCCGGATAAGTTCTTACAACATTTATGAATCTCGGAGGATTGATATCATCACTAAAAAATAATAGATCACCAATCTTATTGACGGCTGTTATTAAGTAGCTTGGATTAAAATTCAAAGTAGTTATCAAGTCATTACCATCATTCACAGTAATAACATGGTACGTAACTATAGTTGTTAATGTATTGTAAGATACAATTAAGTCAAGCTTGCCTGTACCTGATGACTGACAGTTGGGATCATGGACAAACCAATATATCGTCTCATTTGCTCCATCAGCATAGGCTCCAATACATCTTGCTTCAGCGCTCAATGGAGCGCCATTAATGTACGTTAAAGCTGTAAGTGATACATTCCCCTTGGTGTTCTCAATGACACCGATTTCAGCATCCTCTGTCGATCCCATGCGGACGTTCATAGCGTCTATGTACTCACCATTAGGAATAAGTCGTTCATCAACGACCTTATTCATTCTGCCCGCTGTAAAGTTTCTTGAAATATTCGCCATGTTACTTAATCATCTTATCCATTCCTCTTAGGTTCATGAGCAATCTACCGGGGTGTATGTTGCTTATTCTAATCTTAGCATTTCTCAGCAAAGCTGCACGCTCTTTTCTCGCTCTTGCTACAACATACTCCTGCACGCCAAGCTTTGAATTCAATATCTCAAACTTGATTGCAGCGTAAATATACTGCTCAAAAAGTTTGTTGACACTAATCAATGAGTCATCTCCATTCTCCATTCCATCTGAAATGTATTCAAGAATACAAAGCTCACCCATCATCAACGAGTCAAAGTTAATTACACCTGCTTTCTTATCAATATTAAATGTTGGATTTTTATTCGCTGTCTCAGTATTCAATCCATATGCAGCGCCAATTGAGTATTGGAAATACCAATTACCATCCAAGCACCATCCCATGTGATTATGATAAACACTGTCTCTATTCAAATACAAACTCTTTTGAAGATTATGAAGTCTATCATAGTCAAGATTTGAGTCTTGAGGTTGAAGAATATTACCATTCTGATCAAATAAAATATCTCCCGCATTGTCTTGCAGATAAGCATTGGATGACATGATCTGAATGTTCTCAGTGAGTGGTCTAAGTAGGCCATCTTTATACATCGAGATCCTAACCCAATTGACAAAGTCAGATGGCAAAACAAATCTAAGTGAATCAGCGACACTAAGCTCTAATACTTTAAGCTCCTTGAACGCATCATAGTTCAACTCTTGTATTGCTCTCTTAGCATGGAACAAAACCTTATATCGTTGCTGATTATTAATCAATGAATTATTACCGGAATACATCAACATGAAGTTGTTGACAATGTCAAACAAACTGACGTACTGATACGACCCCCAATTGGCATTCTGAGGATTGTTACCGTTATTATCGTAGTATTCGTATTGTGATATATACGCCATAATTATTGTTGTTGCGGTTGTTGTTCTTGAGCGATTGCAAACTGAGCCACTTGAACTTCTCTGATTGAGATTCCACAGTATTGAAGAATCTTCATAGCTAATTTGTACTCATCCTCTGCAGGTAATTCAAAATCTTGATAGTCAGGTTGAGACTGATCAAAGCTTGGCTCACCTCCTAACAAAGAAACGTATGTCCATTTCGGCTCTTTAGGATATCTAAAATAAGTAGCATTAATAGCTCCATATCCTTTTATTGTATCCGGATAAACATTTACTGATAGTTCAGTCATCGTGTAAGCCGGATAAATCAAATTAGGCTTGGTTAAATTGGATGAATTTAATGACGCTATTTTACCTTCACTAACTTTTTCAAGTATAGCGTAATCAGCCGGATTATAAATAGCATACCCCTCTCCTGTATTTAGAAATATATCCTTATCGATATAAACACCATTACTAACAACCCCTGTTATAATTGCTGTCTGCATGGTTGTTAAATTGAAAATAACATAACCGGGGAATACAAGGATAGGAAAAACTGTCGTTGAATCCCTCATCATAAAGGGAACCAAAATATCATTAACACCTTGTATTATTTTCTTTATTGTGACAATACTATTTATCATAAACGCTTCATCTCCTGTTGTCGTTAATGACGGAGGAAAGTAAGCATTGTAAGGATCTTGTATTAATAAAGCCGGATTAAATATTGTCTTAGGGAATAAATATCTTGATACTAAAAAAAACTCAATCACTTCTTCATTGGCTTTAAGTAGATCAGCATAGTCAGATCCAACAACTCGTGAGTTCTGACCATTTACCAACTTATTGTAATTAGCAAAATACTCCTCGAAGATTTCCATCTGAGCCTGCTTTGCATACAGGTTAAAATCAGATGGCGAAATGTAGCCGTAGTTGTTCTTATTTAATACGGACAACACGGTATTTCTAACTGAATTAATCATGGGTTATTTTTTACAAATATAGTCAAAAAAAATAGGGGCTAATTGAGCCCCTACCTTTTTAATCAATTATTAAATCAATCCTCAGGAAGCAGAGTCTCTAACATTTTCAACGAATCAATTCCTTCGTCACTCTGCAAGTATGATATTGCCATATCAAATGCATCGCTACCAAAAGCAATTGAGCACATTTTCTTTTTCGATGTTGGCGTATTGAAGTAAATGTCTTTGTCATTCTTCACAACTAACAATCCACCATCAAAGAACATTCTCACTTTAGCTTGGAACTTAAGCTCGGGATCTTTCACGATTTCCATAAAAGTCTGTGGATCCTGTCTTGCAAATACTAAGATGTCGCGCTTCATTTCAGCAGTAGATAAAACGGATGGATCCTTACCAAAGATAACACGAGTCAACATTTCCATTTGACCGATATCAAGGCTTCTCGCCTCAATCAATGCATCCACTTCAAGATTCAAATACTCAACATCTTGATAAGCATCTTTCTCTTTATCTAACTCAGCAAATACAATATTTTTTTGTGGATGGTAATGCAAAAACTCCTGCAATGCGGGATTTGTTTTTGATACATACAACATGCCATCTTCAAAAACGATTGGTTCCAAAATTGGATTATCATCCTGCTCATCCTCAAAAGGTGACTTTTGATTTATAGCGTAACGTAAAATTCTGTTTTGATTTTTCTTCTCATCAAACCACATAAGAGGAAACCTCGGGTGGTTGCGAGATGCTAACACATATGTTAGCGGGGATCCGTTTAATAAACGGTAGGTTTTGTCTTTAATGACTTTTTCTTTTGCCATGATTTTATTGGATTTAAATTAAAAGGATAAAAAGGAAGTGCCCATATGGACACCTCCTTTTATTAAGATTATGCTCCGTAACGGAACAATACGAAGTTGTTAGCACCCAAGGTACATACGCAACGCTCAGACAAGAAGTTAACCTCCATAGCATCTAAGCTGCTGTTATTAGCACCACCGGCAGAACCTGTGATCCAAGTTTTGAATCGGCGATTCTCAGTTTCTGAAGCGCGATAACGAACGTGCAAGAAAGGACGCTTAGCGTTCTTACCCATGATTTGATCATAAACAGTAGTTGATCCGGCAGGAACCAACAAACCTGTAATTGAATTTCCTGTTGTTGGTGCAGTCATAGATCCAACCAAACCACCACGCATTGTTGGATCGTTCAAGTACTTCCAATCAGACTTATAGAAGTCATAACCTCTGCGGAAACCACTGAATCCAAGATTCAATGCCATGTCAACATCGTTGTCGAACAAACCGAAAGAAGCAGCATTAGAAGCACCTGTAGTAGGTAAACCATTCAATGAAGCCAACATGTTGTCAATTGCGAAACTAAAGTCACGATTAACAAAGATGACATTCTCTTCAATAGAACCTTGCTTATCCAAGCGGCTAACGATCTCATCGAAGTCAGCCAATACAGTTGGATATCCACCTCCAAAAACATTACCACGATTACCAACTGCATAGAAAACACCCTCAGATCCTTTCAATCCTGTGCTTGTAGCGTTGGTTGTGTTAAGCATTGGAACAGCTTCAATCATAGCAGTCTCCATGTAATCTTCAAAACGAAGACGAGTTTCGTGCTCAGACTTCAAATACCAAAGGTATCCTGTAGCTCCATTCTCAGTTGTTACTTCAACCCAACCGATTTGAGCCATGTCAGATCCGTTAACTGCATATCTATCCTTAAGGATAATTGGGTTGTTAGAGAAGAATGAATCTTCAGCTTCCAAAGACCCCTCCATTCCTGTAGTTCCTTTTCTAAATTCAGAACCATAAATGAATACAGTAAATGTAGCCCCTGCTCCTGCAGCAGCTAAACCATTCAAATCATAGAAAGCTACAGTAAAAGTACCTGCAATTGTAGAGCTACCTGTTTGGGCAACTGCAGTTACAACAGCTTTGTTAGTTACTCCGGTTGTGTTTTGCTGAATAAATACAGTTTGACCAATACGAATAGCAACTGATGCAATTGCTGATGCAGTAGTGTTTACAGTAAATTGTGCTGTATTAGCATTAATAAGAGCAGGAGTTGTACAGTTTGTGTACTTAATGTGAAGACGGCCTTGTTCTGCCCATTTTACTTGGTCAGAGATTGAAGGCATCTCAGCACCAACCATTCTCAAGAATGATGATACTGTACGATTTCCATAACGCTCGAATTCTTTCTCATAAGTATCAGGAAGATACTGATTCAAGAAATCAAAGGTTGTGATGTAATTGGTTTCCAATGCAACGCGCTCTGCGGCGGGTTGTAAACCAAAGGTAGGGGTTGATAAAATTGCCATTTTTTTTTAATTTTTTAGTTTTATACTCTTTTTGCGCTTTGAATTTTTAATCCCCTTCCGGAGTCAGGATTCAATGCTTTAACCTGAAAACCATCCTTAACTGCCGCCTCAGGTGCTCTTCGCTCAGACATGTTTATGTTCTTTATCTTGCGAGTAACATCATCAGTAGCTGCCGCTAATCCTTGCTCATAGAAGAACTTTGCGAACTTGTCAGGATTCATTGCAATTGATAAGGCTTTGTGGTATCCAACTGCGTCTTTGATCATGCCGCTTTCATCCAAAAACTTTTGAATAAAGTTCTGTGGGGTTGATTGGCTTTTCTTTAACTCAGTTGCATCGCCCGGAGAGAATGTAATTTTCCTGTCGTTAACATCGAACTCAAAACCTTTGAACTCTTTGCTAAAAACTTCGTCCGTCTTTTGGTCAAACCATTGACGTTTACGCTTCGACTCTTCTTCGACCGTCTTCGCTTGCTGTATATATTGTTTATAAGCATTGAACTCTTCCTTTTCCTCTTCAGAGACACCTGCCGATCTTGACTCAAGTGGCATTTTGTACTTCTCCTTTTGGTCATTGAAGAACCTTTTTGCTTCTGCTACAATTTTCTTTTTTGCAATCTTTACTTTTTTAATGGTAGACTCATCATCAAGATCTTCATCATACTGATAGTCCGACATTAAAACACTGATGTCATCATCATCAAGCCCTTCTTGGGTTGACTTCAAATAACTTCTTAAAAGATTATCAGGATTCATGGAGTCTACATCTTCTTTTAATTTCAAGAAGTCTTCGAAACCACGTCCTGTTTCTTTGCGATACTTCATATAAGCGGCCACATCCTCAGGCATTTCTTCAACCTGATTACGCTCGGTCATCAACTCATCAAATGAATTGATCTGCTTATTGTATCTTTTTCCAATATATGAAAGAACGTCTTCTTCT